AAGTTCAACTGGCGAATTAACAATTAAGCGTAATAATAGTAATATTGGTGCACCAGATACTTCAAATCATTCCCAGGGCACAAGAATAAATCTTTATGATGCTGGTTCAACCACATGGTATGCAATTGGAATAGAAAGCAATCATATGTGGTTTAATGCAGATGATGGAGGTTCCTATAAGTTTTATACAAATGGGAATCAAAAAATGTATATAGACTGTAGCTCACCAATGCCAGAACTGCGTGTAGGTCCAAGCTCAACAAACGCAATGCGACTTGGCACAGTCACAGCAGTATTTCCCTATAGCGGACCAAGTCTTATTGTTGCACAATCTGGGGCAGCACTAACAGTTCATTTAAATACAAATAATGTAACGACTTGGCAGAATCTTGCTACAGATTTTCCAGACTATTTAGCAGGAACAGCAACATTTAATACTATTAATACATCACAACAAGCAAACATTATTGTATATTTAAATGTAGCTACTAAAACTTATTTGGTTAGAGACTCTGGTTGGAATGCTGTAAGCACATCTGGGTGGGTTAGAATAAGTGATGATAATGTTTATAGTACTGGTAATTCACAGGTTTACGTAAAATATTTAGAACCCGGAACTCATTCATTAGATAACGACAGTGCTTTATACTTTTTTGAAGCAGCAATAGGACCTTAATAACATGGCAAATACAAAGATCACAAGTAACGTAATAGCAGACAACGCTGTTGGTATAACTCAGCTTAATGTTTCCGACGGTAGTAATGGTCAAGTACTTACAACTAATGGATCAGGTACTTTGTCTTTTTCAACAGTTTCAGGAACAACTATTAACAACAATGCTGATAACAGAGTTATTACTGGTAGTGGTACTGCAAATAGATTAGAGGGTGAAGCAAACTTTGTATTTGATGGTACTCATGTAGGGGTTGGTATGACACCAGCACCAGTTGGTTCTGATACAGTATTATCAATATTTAATTCTGCAACACCTAGAATTAAATTACATAACTCAACTACAGGTTCAACATCAAGTGATGGTGGTGAAATTAATATGAGTTCAAGTGATTTGATTATAGAAAATAGAGAAGCAGGAAATCAAAGATTCTTTACTAATGGTTCAGAAAGGATGCGTATACTTAGTAATGGAAATGTTGGAATAAATTGGGGTGCCTCTACAGCTAGACTTGGTATTATACAAAATGGTTCTAGCACACCTGGTATGAATATAACAGATGGTTCTAGTTCTGATTTTATGGTTTATGCAGGATATGTAAGTGGAACAGCAAGAATTGGTCCAAGTACAGGTCACTTAGCTATTCAAACTCAAGGTTCAGAAAGAATGCGTATTGACTCTACAGGAAAAATTGGAATGGGCGGAATTACTAGCCCAGCACAAAATTTTGTTGTAGGTACAACTACAAACTATGATCCGCCAGGATTAGGAAGTAGTAACGCAAACTTTGCTATTTTGAAGCAAGACGGTGCAGCTGCTGGTAAATATGGTCTTATAACTGGAATATCCAGTGATGGTAACGTATGGTCACAAGTGCAAAGAACTGATGGTACTGCCACTGCTTATAATTACTATTTACAACCAGATGGGGGTCATGTTGCGATTGGTATACCTCAAAATTATACATATATACCAAACCTAACAGTGCCTTTACATGTTGGAAAGAAAAGAAGTGGAACAGGTAATGTAAGTGACTATCTTGCTAAGATAGTTATTGATGCAATAGGTTATGCGGGATCAAACTATCAATTAGGTGCTATTGATTTTAATGGTGGAGATACTGCTGGAGCCCATAATGCATATGCAAGAATTGGTTGCTCTTCGATGGTTGGAACAAATAATCAGGAAGCTGGTTCACTAGAATTCTATGTTAAAGCTCCAAGTTTTGCTTTATCAGGCACTACCCATGCAATGAAAATAACAGGTAAAGTTGACACAGGTTCAGCGGGCGGTGGTACTTCAAGAAATGGAGTACTGTTTACTTATCAAGGTTTAGCTATTGATAGAACATGGGCAGATTATCCAGGTATTTCAGTACTAAATGCAACTCCTTATAGTTCTACTGCAAGTACTCAATCAGAGTTAAGAATTCACGGAACTAATATGAGTTCAGCTAGTTATCCAGGGACATCAGGTTCAGATTTTTCAGTTGTTGTAAGGTCTGATGGGGGGTATGCTACCGGTTCTGATAGAAGAAGAAAGAAAAATATTACAACAATAAGTAATGCTTTATCAAAGGTAAAACAACTAACAGGAAGAAGATTTCAAACTGTTAATAGGTCAAATAAAATTCAAGGGCATGTCTCAAAAAATAAATATAAGTTTGGATTTATTGCTCAAGAAGTAGAAGATATAATACCTGAAGCAGTTCAATATCATGCTGCTGAAGATGATGGAACTGAAAATTGGAACAGTGCTTATGCAATGGATTATGGTTCAGTTGTAGCATTATTAGTAAATGCAATCAAAGAACAAGATGTAATAATAGAAGATTTAAAAACTAGAATAGAAACATTAGAAGGATAATATGGCAAAAACAAAGATACATGGCGAATACTTAGACCCCTCAGTTATCTCAACACAGACTGAAGTTACAGCTGTTGGATCTGACCATATGCTTATCTTCGATGCTACAGATAATGCTTTGAAGAAAGCTTTATTGTCCGACCTAATAGAAACTGTAGGATCTACACCAACCTTTTCTCAAATAAGTTCTACAGGTAATCTTACAATAGATGCAGCTGGAGATATCATTCTTGATGCAGATGGTGATGATTGGAAATTTCACGAAGGTGGAAATTCTGTATTTGAAATTAAACATGAATCACATGGTGTTGATTTCATGCTTAATACAACCGATGAAGATTGGAGGTTTAAAGGCTCTGATGGTGGTTCAACTATTACAGCTTTACATCTTGATATATCTGAAGGTGGCGCTGCAACATTTAACAGTTCAGTAAATGCAACAAACTATTTAATAAGTGGAGCCCAAGGAACTGATGGACAATTATTAACATCTACAGGAAGCGGTGTCGCATGGGAAGACGCTCCTGCAAGTGGACCAACATTTAAAACTTTTGGTACTTCTTCAATTATGGTTGGAGATAATGCTACAGGCACTATTAATGCTGCTAATTATAATACAGGTTTAGGTGTAGATATTTTTACAGCTTTAACTTCAGGAGATAGTAACACAGCAGTTGGTTATTTAGCTTTAGAAGACCTTACAACTGGTAATAATAATGTTGCTATTGGTAAAGATTCTCTTAGAACAAACACGACAGGAACAGGTAATGTATCTGTAGGTGTAAATGCTTTAGAAGATGCAACTACAGCAGATGATAATACAGCCATAGGTAATGCTGCTTTATTGAACACTACAACAGGCCATAGTAATACTGTTGTCGGTAGCAATGCTGCAAAAACTAATACAGAAGGAAGAAACAATGTCGCTGTTGGATACTATTCAATGGAAGATAATACAACAGGTAAAAATAATGTAGCTGTTGGACATGATTCTTTAAAAAACAATACAACAGCAGATAACAATACAGCCATTGGTAAATCAGCTTTAGAAACAAATACTACAGGTTATGATAATGTCGCAGTTGGAAGAAACTCACAAGATGCAAATACAACTGGATATGCAAATGTGTCTATAGGAGAAAGCTCACTTACTTCAAATACGACTGGTTATAGAAACGTAGCAGTTGGACAAAATTCTATGGCAGCTTGTACTACTGGTTTAGAAAATACAGCAATTGGTCAAAATTCTTTAAATGATTTAACGACAGCAAATTACAATGTAGCGGTAGGGCAAAATTCTTTAGCTGCTTGTACTACAGGAGCAGGTAATATAGCAATTGGGATTAATGCTTTAGATGCTGTAACTACTCAAGGCGGTAATACTGTTATTGGATATAATGCTTGCTCAGCTCTAGTAACAACTGGTGTAACAGCTATAGGTTATCAAGCAATGGTAAACAGCACGACTGGTTATGATACTGTAGCCATAGGCCAAAGCGCACTAACAAGTAACACTACAGGTAATGAAAATGTTGCTGTTGGGTTCAATGCTATGTATTCAAATACAACAGGCAGTGATAACGTAGCGATTGGAAACGGTGCTTTAGATTCAGCCACCACACCCTCACACAATACCTGTGTAGGTAGAGGTGCAGGTGCTTCTATAACTGTAGGTGGCGGAAATACTTTGATTGGTAGTGGTGCAGGTGATGCAATTACTGCTTCTAATGGTAAGTGGAATACAGCAGTAGGTTGGGGTGCTTTAGGTGCTAATACATCATTTTTTCAAAATACTGCTGTTGGACAAGGTTGTTTAGCTTCAAATACAGCACATGCTAATACAGGTATTGGCTCACGTTGTCTTACAGATAACACACATGGTAGTGGTAATAATGGACACGGATACTTTTGTATGGACGAAGTCACAACTGGTGATGATAACTGTGCATTTGGTACTTCTGCAGGTAGATATATTACTACTGGAGATAATAACATTTGTATTGGTAATGGTGCAGGAGCAGATGCTTTAGGTACTATTACAACAACAGATAATTATATTATGCTTGGTAATAATTCAATTACCAATTTTGAATGTAAAGTAAGTTTAACTGTAGGTTCTGATGTAAGAGATAAAACAGACATAGAAGATTTACCTGACAATGCAGGATTAAATTTTGTAAAACAAATGAGACCTGTGACTTATGTTTGGGATAATAGAGATAAATATTATGAATATGACATAGAGCCAGGAAATATTAAAGTACTCAAAGCAAAACATGAAAGAGACCATTCTAAAAAAGATACAGATAAACAAGTAGGATTTATAGCACAAGAAATAAAAGAAATAGAAAAATCAATAGGTTGGACAGAAGACCATACAGTCAATACAAAAAATCCAGACTCTTATAAACTTATGTACGAACAATTAATACCTATACTTGTCAAAGCAATACAAGAACTCGAAGCAGAAGTTCAAGCACTAAAAGGATAATATGGCAACAACTAAAGAATCATTAGCAAAAGTAGAAGCACAAGTTGATAATATAGAGAAACGTCTAGATAAAGGAGACGCTAAGTTTGATGCTATGGACTCAAAATATACTAAATATATTATGGGCCTTTACATACTTATTATAGGTATGAGCGGCGTGGACAGGCTTTTTTCTTAAGGATATACTAAACAAACCATAACTTAATAAGGAGTATTTATATGGAAAATAATAACGAAATAAAAACTATTACTTTTGATGATAACGAATATGACATACAGGATCTAACGCCTAGAGCAATAGAAGCCTTTAATGTTTTATTCAAAGGTCAACAAAACCTTAATAACTTAGCAATGGATGTTAAGTTAACGCAAGCAAGTATAGCTGCGCTTAACGGGGAGTTAAAAACTATTTTAGAAGAAGATAAAATAAAACCTAAGGTTAAAATAGAAACAGAAAAAAAGGAGTAGGTATGGACATTGAAAAATGTAAAGCTGAAATAAAACGCCATGAGGGTGAAGTTTTAGAAATCTATGAAGATAGTTTAGGTTTTAAAACGTTAGGTATAGGCCATCTTTGTAAACCAGAAGACCCTGAGTATGATTGGGAAGTTGGTACAAAAGTGTCACAAGAAGTAGTAGACATGTATTACGAAGATGATTTTAATAAGCATCTTGCAGAAGCAATACATGTGTTTGGTACAGATGAAGGTTTTTATAATTTACCTGAAAACATACAACACGTGCTTGTTAACATGTGTTTTAATTTAGGTGGCACGAGGCTTTCTAAGTTTAAAAAAATGTTAGACGCTTGTAGAAAACATCAATGGAGTCTAATGGCTGTTGAGATGCAAGATAGTAAATGGTTTACTCAAGTAGGAAGAAGGAGTCAAGAACTACAGGAATCTGTTCTAAACACTGGAAAATGATTTTATGGCTTACTTTAAACTTAATACATTCGGAGGCAAAGCACCAAGAATATCTCCTAGACTATTAGCAGATACTCTTGCCCAAACTGCAACGGATGTAAACTTAGAGAGCGGACGTTTAGTTCCTATAACAGATAATTCTACTACCAACCCTTCTAGCGGTGTTTCAACTCTAGCTAATACAACTAAGCAAACCATATTTAAATATACTGACAGTCCAGAACGTTGGTTGCAGTTTGATGAAGATGTAGACGTCGTACGTGGGCCGATTGCCGGGGACACTAATGACACGATCTATTGGTCTGGCCAATCTTTTCCTAGAATGGGTAGAAGTGACATCATTTTAGGTAGTGCACCATACCCAGATGCTTTTTATAGATTAGGTGTACCAGCCCCAACAGCCGCTCCAACTGTAGCCGTAGCTGCCCCAACTCAAATAAATGCAACTATAACTACAACAAGTGGTTCTGGTACTATAACTGTAACTACTGCTAGTGCGCATAATACTGCCGCAAATCAGTTTGTTACGCTTGCAAGTTTTAGTAATACTAATGGCCTTACTGCCGATGAGATAAATGGCGACTTTAAAATAGTATCTACTCCATCTGCCACAACTCTTACTGTAGAGACCAGTGGTTCTGCTACAAGCAGTGGCACATCAAGCTCTGTAACAAATGGTGCTGCTTTTGGCGGACCGTCAGACGCCAATATAGATTTTGAAACATCTTATGTTTATACCTTTGTAACTGCTTATGGTGAAGAAGGGCCACCCTCTCCTGCCTCTACTGTGGTGACAACAGACGATAATCAGACCGTAAACTTAAGTAACCTAGAAACTAGTAGTGCAAAATCAAATACTAACTTACTTAAGAAACGTATATATAGATCTAACACCGGTTCAAATACAACCGCATTTCAGTTTGTTGCAGAGGTAACGCTCGCTACAACTACATATGCGGATACGTCAAATAATAACGAACTAGCAGAAGTAATACCTTCTACTACATGGATTGCACCACCAGACGACGATACAACTTTGTATCCTGATGGGCCTATGAAAGGGTTATGTGCTTTACCGGGAGGTGTGTTTGCAGGTTTTACTGGTAAACGTGTATGTTTTAGTGAGGCTTTCTTACCACATGCTTGGCCCGCTTCTTATAGAATAGCTATTGAAGAAGAAATAGTAGCCATAAAAGTAGTATCGAATGGTGTGTTAGTTACTACAAAAGGTGTGCCTTACTTAATTACAGGTTCAGGCCCTGACACTATGACTGCAATACGTATAGAAAGTTCACAAGCTAATTTAAACAAACGGTCTATGGTAGATATGGGTCCTTATGTTATATATGCTAGTCCGGATGGTTTGATCGCAGCTGAAGGAACAACTGTACGAAACCTTACAGAAGGTATAATAACTCCTAGTCAATGGCAATCTATTTATTATCCCGCTACTATTACAGGTTTTATGTGGGAACAAAGATATGTAGGTTTTTATTCTACAGGTAGTGGATATGGCGGTTTTATATTTGACCCAAGAGTATCTGATGGTACAAGTTTTGTAGATTTAGATGCTAGTGGTTTGATACGTGGCGGCCATACAGATCCGGACGACAGTCAGTTATATTTAATTATAAGCAACACGATTAAAAAATTTCAAGGTAGCAATACTAATTTAACTTTTAATTGGAAATCTAAAGAATATGTTATGCCTAAACCTACGAGTATGGGTTTTGCAAAAGTAGATGCAGAAACTTACCCAGTTAGAGTAAAAGTATACGGAGATGGCAGTGTTATATATAATGCTGTTATAGCTTCTTCTGGTAATGCTTTTACTGTAACAGGCACTACGCCTAGTTTTAGTTCAACGGCTATATCAGAACCTGTTGTACGTTTACCGGCCAGCGTTCATAAAACATATGCAGTAGAAGTAGAAGGGGCTACTGTTGTTAATGAAATCTGTGTAGGGGAATCAATAGATGAACTAAGGGAAATTTAATGTCTACTAAAGTTCCTGCCTTAAAAAACATCCCACCAAAAATAGATAGAGAATTAAGAGATACTCTTGAGTCCATGAGAGAAGCTCAAGAGATTAGATTAGGTAGACGTGGCGACCCTTTAGATAGAGCTGTTACTCTTAGAGAACTTGTAGAAAGCGGTTTAGCAAAACGTTTAAGTGAGAGACCGTTTGACCCAAATGGTCTTATTGATTTTATACCCAACGATGATCAAAAAGGCGATTTAACTATTCCTCCTGCTCCTACAGGCCTAGAGGCTTCTGGTGCTTTTACCGAAATAATAGTTAATTGGAACCCCGCTCAGTATAGTAACCATGCTTTTACAGAAGTGTGGCGTTCAAGAGATGATGAGGTAGGAACTGCAACTCTTATAACAACTACTGCTTCTTTTATTATTACAGACCCCGTTGGCTATGATCAGACATATTTTTATTGGGTTAGGTTTGTAAGCACCAGTAATGTAAGAGGGCCTTTTAATCAAACAAATGGTACAAAAGCCACAACAATAGAAAATATAGGGGCTGTCATGCAACAGCTATCAGAAAGTTTATCTAACTTACCTGGATTTAATTTAATAACTACAACAGCAGCAGCTGCTAACGTAATAAAATCTTCTAGTGCACCAAGTACCAGAGCAGACGGTTCATCTATAGGG